AAGAGGACCTGAGCGGGCAGATACTTGCGAAGGAAGCAGATAAGTGGACCGTCCTAAGCCTTCCCGCTCTTGCAGTTGAGGGGGACCTTTTAGGCCGGCAGCCCGGAGACCCTTTATTTATCGACCGATTCGACCGGGCGGCCCTTGAAGAGATTAAGGAAAGTATAGGCCCGTATTGGTTCGCCGCTCTTTATCAACAGAACCCGGTAGACGACGAAAACGCAATTTTCAAAAGTGAGTATATCCAGTATTGTAATTACTCGGGCGGGGTCTTTGAGCTCGGCGAGAAGCTTGTTTTAGTCGAGGACTGTACTATATTTCAGACCTGCGACCCGGCAGCCTCAAAAAAGACAACAGCCGACTTTTTCGTACTATGTACCTGGGCGATTACTCAGGACGCGGACCTTATACTTTTAGATGTCTTAAGGCTAAGACTAACAGGCCCGGACCAGATAAAGCTCTTCAGGGCTCAGTTTAACCGGTGGCGGCCCGTTGCTCAGTTCGTCGAAAAAGTCGGCGTAGGCTATACCCTGTATCAGTTCCTTGAAGACGAAGGCTTACCGGTCAAGGAGCTTAAGCCGGGTACTCAGGACAAGGTAACGCGAGCTATTCCCGCAGCAGCCCGGATGGCGGCGGGGCGGGTCTGGATCATATCGGCCGCTCAGAAAACCTGGGGCCCGGAGTTTATCGACGAGCTCTTAACCTTCCCTCTCGGGGCGAAGGACGACCAGGTGGACAATTTAAGCTACGCTGTTATGGTCCTTGCAGAGGTTAAGAAGATGAAAAGAGGGTTTAACTATTCCGCAATGTCAAGAAAAAGGACTAAGAAGGTTTAAAAAAAGAGTAAGGATATTGAGCCTTTCGGGCTTAATTTATCCTATCATTCAGGTAAGCCGCCTTAAGGTCCGGGTCCTCTCCCTCGGCCCTGTAATACTCTTTAAGCAGGCCATTTAATTCTTCGAGGACCTTATCAAGGTCCTTAACCTGATCATTCAAGGACGAGACCAGGGCGACCTTCTCAGCCTTCAGGCTTTCACACTCTGCGATTCTTCTTTTAAGTAATCCTTCTAATGTATTGTTACCACTTTCTTTATCTTCTACCACTGTCATTTTAAAAAACTCCTTATTCCTGCTATTTTCCTTTGGTTCAGGCCGTTTTTTTGACAGATATTATATTATTTTGTTACCTATATAAATTAACCTAGAAGTAAACTTATTTGATTTAGTAACTAAATAGGATTACAGAGGTAAAAAACGATGAATACTAAACCCACCGCTCAGGCCGCCCAGGGTACTACGAAACGTTACAAGCTCGGGGCGTCCTTAAATGTAACTAAAAAAGACGACGTAACCACAAGCATAGGCGGGATAAGTAATTTTGATACTAACAACAGGTTTAGATATTATCAGCAGTTAACGAGCGCGAGCCCTTACGTTTCAGTCCCCTTAAATAAACTCGGGATGATGCTGCCGAAGGGTTTAGATTTTGACGCCCGGCCGACTATGCTTAAAGATTTTAACAGATGGATGCAGAAAACTAACCTTATTGAACAAATAAGTACGATAGCCCGCCTTTTATGCAGGGACGGCACGATTATAGGAAGACCTAACGGAGAACCCGAGAACTTTTATTTTTACCCTTCCCTGATGTCTCAGACTACGATACTGCCGGAAGGCGTTAAGCCTAAGGCTAAACCTAAAGAAATTATGCAGCCGCCAGACGAGGCGGTTTATACTAATGAGGGTTTGACAGGGCAGAAAGAGTACCCGTTAGACGAGCTTATAATAGGCCGTTACAACTCCTGGGATTATGTGCAAGAAGATGTTAAGAAGCGGGAAACATACGGGCTTTACGGGGCTTCTCTTATTGACCCTTTAGAGCTCCCTATAAGAAACCTGCTAAATATCAATAAGGGGTATGTTACTTTTGTAAAACGCTACGGGATGGGCCGTTATCACTATGACCACGTTATGTTGCAGAAAATGGCCGAGGACGGCGTAATAACTCCCGAAGACGCGGCGAAATACCACGACGAGTGGCTGGAAGACAATAAGAACCTTTCAGAGAACGAAGATATAAGCGCCGTCGGTCTCAAGATAAACCCGATTGATGCAAAGGGAAGCCTGGACGTAATGGGTTTTAAAGAGTCCTTAGAAACTGAGATACAGTTAGGGCTATTTCAGAGCCCCTTAACTATGGGCCGGGCTTCCGGGACGACATACGCGAGCGGTTACCTGGTTGAAGAGGACCGCCTGGTGGTCCTTGAGGGGTTGCAGTCAGTTGTAAAAAATATAGCTCAGGAGTTTGTAAACCGTAGGCTTCTAAAAATGAATAAGCCCGAAGATTCCGTATTAGTTCAATTCGATGAGCTCAGCAGGATAAAACTAACAGCCACGGAAGTACAGGAAATGTATAATACCGGCGTTATCGAGCGCGAAGAATACAGAGAATGGGCGGGCTTTTACTTTGTAACAACTGAAGAAGAAGCCTAAGAGTATATAAACACTGACACAAAACGGACAATATGACAGCTCTAAACCTCCAGGAAGCGAACACAAAAAGGAAAACTCAAGAGGTCAGAACATGACAGAAAACCAAGAATTACCTTGTATTGAATATAAGAAGCACTCAACGCAAATGGACGGCGGAAGCGAGATTTATATTATGGTTAAGGGGCAGAGCCTTGAAGACTGTAAAAAAGTTTTTGATGAGCTTCTTAACCCACGGAAGGCGTAAGTATGACAGAACTAAATATTATTACTTCAGAAAAACGATACGACGTAACCGAAGCGGGCGAGATAGTTTTTATTTTGACCGACACAAAAAACAGTTACGCAGATGGAAGCAACCCGACTAAGGCTTTTTCAGTTCTCCCGGTCGGGGACACTATGGACGACCTTATGAGGGCCCTTATCCTGACAAAAGAGGAAGCTATAGACTATTTCAGGGGGGAAGCTGAGAAGATAGCCCGCAGGAAGCTAATAGAGACCGGTATGCAGGCGGCCGATATTCCGGCAGTAATCTTTACCGGTGACCCGGACAAGTACGTAAAGACAATCAAGAAGGGAGAGAGTAACGAAGAACTGATTATAAAAGATACAATCGTGGTAACGCCTTACGACCCTAAAACCGCAGATTCTTTTATTTACAATGTTACTGCCTACGTAATGCAGCCGAGCGAAAACCGCCGGGATGCTTTACAGGTAAGTGTTACCTGGAATAAAAACGCAGGTTACACAAAATTAAAAGAGTTGTTGATACTTGAATACAGGACCCGGAAAACTCCGAGCTCAGCCTGGATTCAAGGCGAGATAAGAAACACGATAGGAACGCAGATACCGAGTTAAGAGGTTAGACTATGAGCCGAAATTCAAGTACATTGATAGACGGGGCAGCGGTCCCGGCCGGAACTCAGAACAGCCCCGTGGCATTAGCTATGGAAAATACACTTACTCAGGCGATTATATACGCTATAAACGAGGGGGCAAGTACAGATTTAGAAGTAACCGTTAGCTCTTCGCCCGACGGGGTTATAGATGCCCCTATTCAAACTTTAGAGCTCAACGCAACAACGACCCTGGTGGCCGTGCTCACATTAAGCGTGGTCCCTGAATACCTGATCATTACCGCAAACAATAAGGATGGCTCGAACGCTACGACCTACAGCCTAATAGTAACTAAAATAGCATGAGGTGGGCGCATGATTTTAAATTCTCCTTCCGGGGTCCTTGAGCGGTTAGAGCCTCAGGGGGACCTTTTAAAAATTGACCTTAAGAGTAAGTCCTTTTTAATACTTAATACAGGTAACGCGCTAAAGCTCCCTTTATATAACGAATTCCTTGTGGGGCGCTCATTGCTTACAGCAGGAACTAAAACATTTACTAACGACACAGACGACAACACAGGCTTACAAAATTTAACTAATTCGTGGTTAGCCTTCGCCGATTCTCCGAGGAATGACGTATTACTGGACGCCTCAGCCTTCAGTAACGACGGGTCACTATCAGACGTTACATTAACCGAGGATGAAAACGGTAACCCTTACGGCGGCATGCTTTTCGACGGGGCGACGAGTTACGGGCTTATACCTAACTCGGCGTCGTTAGGGTATGCTGAGCCGGTTATTACTTTTTCGGCAACATTTAAAATAAATGAGTACCCGACTTTATACGCCGGGATACTGAGCCGAAGTAATGATGGCTTTTCGATAAGGCTTGAGAACTCAGGGGCGGTTTATTGTGAGGTATACATAAACGAGGACGTCGAAATATCCCGAGGCGGGCCGGTCGTGCCTCTCGATACTTTCATAACTGTAACGGCGACTTATGACGGGCAAACGCTATTGATTTATTATAACGGCGTCCAGGTCGCAGAATTAACAGGAGTAGAAGCGACCACGTTTTATGCGTATGCAGCCGGCTGGTATATAGGAAGGAAGACAGGAGACACTTTTTTTAATGGTGTTATATCAAGGATTGAAATTTATCACAGATGTTTATTACCTGCGGAAGTAACCGCCTTAGCAAATGGCCAATACGTCGACCCTACAGGGTTAGTGGCTTCCCTTAAAACATATCAGCCGAGCGGGTTTATAGACTTCTTTTATTTAACACATAAGCCTAAGGCCCTAAGTTTCGTGGTTGAGTCCGATAACTCGATAAGCTCAGTTAGTCTAAGCCCTGGTAACGGCCAGGTCTTCTACGGCCGTTATTTCTGCAATAACCTTTTACTCGATAGCGATGCCGATAATATCCCGGATTGGTTAGATGCAGGGGACGCCGGAAGCTTAACAAACACGCTAAAAAGTTATGGAATGATTACTTAAGGGTTTTACATGGTCGAACTTCTTTATACGCCGGAAATACGGAAGATAGAAAGCCGGTATATTTCCCTTTTTGACAGGACTATAAAAAAAGGTCTTCTCGGGGTCCCGGCTTCAGTCATACCGAATAAGGTTAAGGTCCAGTTCAGGTCAGCAGGCTTTAAGATTGAAATTGATAACATCCTAAATGATCTGGTCTTATTTGCGGCCGACTTTACCGACATTGAATTAACCGGTAAGGTCCAGGCGTCCTATGAGGTCCCCTTTACGCCCGCGACTCCGGGCCGGATCGGCGCGGCGGCTCAGGTCCTGCCCTTGACTGAAGAGATGGTTAAGAAGTCCACGGAGCTCTCCGCAGAGGTCGTGGCGTCAATCCTTGCAGAGCTTAGGGACGAGGGTATTTATGAGCTCCACCCGGATCAGTTAGAATTAAGGATAAGGGACATTTGGGGCGGTGAAAAATACAAGTCTAAGCGGTTCGCCAGGACCTTCTCGGCCGAGGTAGCTAACGGAACCGCCTTACAGCGTTATAAAAGGAATAAGGTAAGGGCGTGGCGTTTTTCGGCCCTTATTGATAATAAGACATCCTGGCAGTGCAGGATGCTAAACGGGACTATTTTTTATACAGACTCGCCGGAAGCCGAACGATACAGGCCGCCCCTTCATTTCCACTGCCGGTCCGGTATGCTCCCGGTAACGATAACGGAAGAAATAGACGAGTCCTTAGTATTTGAAAACAGGGACTTTACGCAGCTTATAGGGCAGGACGACCTCGAAGTTAACGTTATCCCTCAGGACCTGGTGGACCTGAACTTTAAAAACATGGACAAGTATAAGGACGACTACGCAATAGATAAATTCATTCTTCAGGAAGACATAGAGCAGCGCCTTTTTAAGATGCGGGCCACGGTCGATACTTCGCCGGTTACTAAAACAGTTAAGAAAGTAGTAAAACCTAAGAAGCTTACAAAGAGCGAGCAGAGGGTTAAGGACATCGAAAAGGAACTTATAGACCTGGACGCCGAGAAGGCCGACATAGTAAAGGAATTAGAAAGGGTTAACGCCGAGCTCGAAGAAATAGGTTATCATCCTGAGGATAAGGCCCGGTGGGCTCTCTGGAAGGACAAAGATAAAGAGTACGGGGCGCTCGACAAGAAGTGGACCGCCTTAGCTGACAAAAAGGACTTACTCTTAAAGGAAAAGATTAAGCTACAGGAAAAGATAGCGAAGCAGGCTTTATTAAAACAGAAGAGGGACAATTTAAAGAACTTCTTTAACCGGGTCCCGCCCACCGTGCAGAGTAAGGCCGACGACATAATTAAGCAGATTCCCGAGGCTCAGGCCAGGGTAAGCGCGAGAGGACAGGAAATTATAGAGAAGCGCCTGGCCCTGCGGAACGCTCAGTATGAGCTTAAGGAAGACCTTAATATAAAGTATGAAAAGTTATTCGACGACGCCTTAGAGGGGAAGATTACCCAGGAAGAGTTCGAAAGACTTGATAAAGAACTCGATACACTTAGGGATAAGATAAGCGGATATAACAAGGAGATAGAGGCCCTAACGAAGGCTCAGACTGAAAACTGGCGCTCAATCAGAGAGGAAATACATAACCTTCTTTACATCAACGAAGGGACCCCGACCGCACAGTTTATAAAAATGGATAAAGGGATAAGAGGAACGGCCCTGGAAGCTACCCGGAAGGCTCAGGCTGAAGAGGCCCTGGACTTTTTTAATAAAGTAATGACTAAGGAGCTCAGGGAGTCTTTACCCTCGATTGAAATAAGCGAGTTAGGGGCCGGGGGCCGGGCGTACACTTCCCGAGGCGCTAACATGGTCTGGATAGCCGACGAAGACGCCGTGGACGTCCTTATACATGAGTTAGGGCACAATTTTGAATTTAATAACGAGTTCATGCAATACAGCGCGAAGAAGCATTTAGAGGACCGTACAGCAGGCGAGGCCGTCGAGAAGCTTAAGGACATCTACGGCGGAAACTACCGGGACAACGAGCTAACAAAAAAAGACAAGTTCTTTAACGCCTATATCGGGAAACAGTACAGCGACGGAAGCACGGAAGTAACGAGTATGGCGTTACAATATCTTTATAAAGATCCTCTTGCATTATATGAAAAGGACCCGGAACTATTCACCTGGATAGTAAACGCAGTCAGAGGACATTATATATAAAGAGGGTGACTTATGATAACAATAAGACAGGTAACAGATATAGCTTATAGACCTGAGGGCGGGCCCTGGTATTCAGAAAATAAGAGCTTTGAGCAGGCCCTTAACACGATAGCAACCCCGGAAAACATCAGGGGCTATTATCCAGACTTACAGGCCGCCCTGGTTGAGCTTGTGCAGGAAGCTTTTAAGGGCGTAGAGGTCCTGGAGATAACGACTAAGGAGAGAGCCCCGCTTTTTACTGATCCGATTTACTAAGCCAGTTAATTATATATAGACCTCTCTCATATTTTAGTACGGGTCTTTCGTAGACGCGAAGCACAGCGTAAACCAGTAAACCAACATCTTGAGCCGGGGAGGATAGGCCCCGGTACTCTCCATATAAACTCTTCATAGGGGGCGGCCCTATACGCCCCTAACTTCAAACACCCACTGCCCTGAGGGGGGGCTAATCCCCTCAGTCTCTCCTATTTTCTCTTTTTAAGAAGTTTTAAATAATAAGTTATCCGTATTTTTAAACATGTTTTATTTAACTTATAGGACCCGGACCGGTGAACATACCGTGGATAAGCCGGCCCTCGACGAGATACGCAATTATGAAAAGTTCCTTTCTCAGCTTGCAGGCGTGGAAGTTCTCGGAGTCTATGAGGATGAAAGGCCCCTAAGCCCCGAGGAAGGCGCAGAATGGGGACCTAAGGGTAAACATACCGGACGCAAGCCGATAGCTCAACAGAGAGCCCCAGAGCAGGTCAGGGAAGTAAATAAAAAGTATAAGTTCAAAGATCAGGACCTGGTATGGGGAGCGCCGCCAAAGATGAATAAGAACGATTTACGGAAATGGGGGGTTAATAATGACTGAAAGGACAAAAAGAGCTTATAAAAAGGTTGAAGACTTTATTAAAAGTATAAAAATGAGAAACGTATTTAATAGGCGTTGCGCGTCCTGTGGGGAGATTCTAACAAGGCGGCCGTACTGGAATATTTATTATGACCCTCTCTGCCCTAAGTGTTTCGATACAGAGGCTTATTATACAAATCATAAGCGGGGGAAAGAACAGTATTGTACTTATTGTAATGTTTGTATTCTTTTCACGAAAGAATCAGATACATGTACCGGCAAATTATTAGATTTTGACTACTGCGGAACATTCAAACAGTTTGAGAACGGGGAAGGCGAACAGTTCAGAAAACAGTAATACAGGTAAGGGGCAGGGAAAGGTCAGGAAACCTGCCCCTTAGGCCGAACAGATAGGCGGGCGTGGGGGTTTTGGGGTATCCTACGAAGTTCTGAAAAACAGGTGATGTGGTTTAAAAGAGCTTCGCCCGCCCAATAATATAAAAGGCTGACAAGTATAAAAACGTATCAATACCGCTTTTTAAATAATCCAAATCTTTAAGTTAATAGAGGTACTTGTTTTTTCTGAAAATTAGTATTAAGAGGTGAAACTATTTTTTCTATATATAAACAGATAACTCTAATGGTATTACTGATACTGTTATCAGTAATACCGGTAAGCGCCGACACGAATATAACAAATAGTCAGTTAGCGTGGGAAGATGAAAACTGGCTTTTTGCTTCCTGGTCAGAAAAAACCGACGTAAGTAACGCCTGGGTGGATAATTCGGGAAACTTACACATGCTCTTAAGAGAAATAGGGGGAACTTACAAGGGGGCCCTATTTGAGAATACGAGAACGACAGGATACGGAAGATATACGTGGGTTACCGCTTCGCCTACTCTAAATTTAGAAAGAGATAGTACATTCGGATTATTCACTTACTTAAACGACTTCTCAGAGCTTGACATAGAAGTTAATCAGTGGTACGAAGACGACGCACACCTTTATTATTGTATCCAGCCTGCCTCTACTGATTACCACCCGGAAAACCTCAGTAAGGGAGTTTATGACAATAGCACTTTTTTAAACGAGAGTTGTATAGTCTATTCAATAGAATGGATGCCAGATTATGTCTATTATTCGGCGAGATTACCGGATAATACTTTAATCTTCGATTGGAATTATACAAACTCTGAAAACATCCCGGCCGTAAATCATACGGTATGTTTCGACCTGCTACCACTCGGCGGAACCTCAGGCCCGAGTAGTGGGGAACCTATCGAAGTAATTTTAAGCAGTTACAATTATACGACTATGCAGGACGTTCTAAACGAGACACAGCCAGAAGAGCCGGACCCTGAAGAGCCCGAGCCCGAAGAGCCTAACGGGTCATGGATCGAGCCGCCTAACGCTTATTATGTTTACTCAGTCGAAAATAAAACGGTCTCCTTCCTTGACATGAGTAACGGCGATCCTTCTAAATTCCTTTGGGACTTCGGGGACGGTTCAATTTCTTTTGAGCAGAACGCGACCCATACCTATGCAGGAAACGGGTGGTATGACGTCGAGCTAAGAACGAAAAACGCGGACGGTTACGAGCGTTATAAATCAGTAATTGAAGTAAGGGATTAACCCTTACTCATTTCTTTTTTTCCAGTTACGTTTAAATAAATATACTTTGTTTATTCTTTTATGATATTAAAAAGGTCAGCTTCCTTATTTTTAATATTCCTTCTTCTTCTCTCCTTCTTCCCGGTCCCGGTTGCAGCAGCCGGAGAACAGGACGATATTAACGACCTTCTGGAGCAGGGCGGCCGGGTAGAGCTTGAGGACCGGGAATATATTATTACGGGTCCCCTTTACATTTATTCGAATACTACACTAACGGGCGGCCCTAATACTGTATTAAAAGTTGAATGTCCGGGCGGAAGGCCCTGGTTTACTAATTCCGTGGGGGTCATTAATACAAAGGGCCCCGTTAACAATGTTGAAATATTCGGTTTTGAGATAGACGGTAACTGCCTAAGTTTTCCTTTTGAGTGGCATCATTCAAGAGCGGACACGGCCCACGACCAGGAGCACTTAATAAGAATTATCGGATACTCTAACAAGTTTGGAAACAATATACAAATTCATAATATGAAACTACATGATAGTTTCAGCGACGGGGTAAAAGTCGCCTTTTCAAATAATGTTAGAGTGTATGATAACTTTATTTCGAATTGCCAGCATGAGGGCGTTTATCTTTCATGCTGTATTGATTCGAGAGTTTACGGCAATGAGGTAGCCGGAATAACGAGCGACTGCCTACGCCTCGATAATTGCATAAGAGTAAAAGTTTATAAGAATGTTCTGTTTTCGTATAGCGGAATAACGAACACTTACGCGCACGGCGAAAACGGCATACAGGTCGGGGACGCGGGAGTTTCGCACGGGTACGACGGAAGAAATAAGCCGACAAGTACGCAGGACATAGAAATTTATGAAAACACGCTTATTAATAATGGACTTAAGGCTATACTTTTAGATAGCGTGGCCCTCGATCCGTCGAATAATGTATACATACATGATAACGAGATAATCGGGAAAGAGGACCTGGAAACAAGGGGCTCAACCTTTGATATTAACATTCTAAAATATATCAACGGTAATTATACCTATGAGCACCAGCCGACGGTTACAGACTCCGAGGACGTTTTTAGTAACGTCCTTAACATTCTTAAATTGAAGTTTTATAATGACGGTCACACAGGCCAGGACCCTGCAGACATCCCGGTAACTGTCGAGAGGACCGAGCGGGGCTTACTGAGCGGTGGCATAGCGGTCGTGGGCTTCGAGGATTCCGTAAATATAAACGGGGTCCCTTACGTAGAAAACAACGATAGTTATATTATAAAGTCTTCCGTGATCTATTCGCCTCTCTTTTCGTCTTACGGCTTCGGGTCCACTAAGCTGAGTAAAACGGAGAACGTCGAGGTTAAGGAAGGGCTAATATACGCCACGCTTGAGGTTAAGCTTACAGAGAGCAAGCTTAAGGAAAATAACGGGGTTAGGTATAGGACCACCAGGACCTTGCAGAGAACGACCTTTAAGGCTGATCCTGTCCCCTGCCCTGAGGTCCTGAGCCTTCCGGGAGAGCTCCAGGTAAAGCTCGATATCTTCATGGGCGCTGAGAACTACACGACTATAAGCCTGCCTGAAGGGATAGAGGGATTACAAAGGATTGAAGTAAGTTATAAAAATGAGAGTGTTAAGCGTACCTTCTTAATAGGTGAGAGAAACGAAAACGATAACGGCGTATCTTATACTAACTTCTCAACCCTTGAAATGTGGGACGGCAGCCTTGATCATACAGGCGATAAGATCAAGATAGACGGGGACCTGGACAAAAACGACCTAACTATTAAAGCTTACTCAGTTTATGGAGAAGTCCCGGTTAGAACTTCCGAAGAGGTCCACAGGTTTACAGGAGAACCAACGAAGAGAGAAAATATTATAATTGGACTAAAGATATTAGTAATAATCTATTTTGGATATAAGATACTAAGATTAGTATTCTAATATGAGCATATATAGAAAGCTCATATTACTTTTTTTATTCAGATATTTTCTTTTAATGAAGCCGCCCGTTTTTAATGTAAAGAAATTCATAGCATAGACTTAAATAAGATAGACACAGGAAAAAACGTCTATTATTATAACTCTCCCTGGTTATACTTATACGTATACATATAATGATTAAGAGAGTTATAATAATAGACAAATTCCAGTGTATTCCTGATATATAAAACAGTGGTTAACACAAATTTAAAACGGTATCCAGAGCCTTTCATTCCTTTCATTATATCCCGGTTAAGTTATTCCTGTTTTTTTCAACGTTCAAAAGTCTTGTTTATACTTCCTTTTTTCGTAAATCATGATTATTCATAGTCATTAAGGAAGTAAGTGTATTATATTTTTAAATAGTTTATAATAACATTCTGACATTGCTAATATTTAAATAGTTAAAAAAGAATCTTAGTTTCATATGTTAAAAAGAAAGGTCTATACGGCCGTCGGGGGTATCCTGACGGGATTAACTAACATAGTCAGAGCCGATGTTACAACGAACGGAAGCCGGGTTTATGTGCAACCAAACGCGGCTGATGGGTACGATACTTTACAACAGTTTTCATTATTTGATTGGTTGCTTACTGCGCTCAACGTTGTAAATTATTTAGTTTACATAGCCGCAGTTATCGTGGCAATGTACTGTACCCTCTTAGTAATAATTTCTATACTGAATGGAAAGAGGGACCCGAAGGCCATAAAAGATGAGTTGAGCGGACAAACTGGCATTGTAAAGGTTGTAAAAATCATTGTTTATATGAAAATAGCCTTAATCGTAATTGATTTCGTTTTCTACCTTGCGTAAGGGGGGATTATACGAAACCCCTTTACATTTTTATAATGTTGGTTCTGCTTATTACTTCCTTTATAGGACCGGCACGAGCAGCCGAAGAGGATAATACAAAAGTCCTTCAGGGGGTGATATCCGGGGCTTTTAATTCGTGGCTCCAGGGAATCGGCGACGGATTGATAAAAGAAAACCCGGTACAACCGGGAGAGAATGAAACAGAGGAAAATATAGGGGTATTCGATAGCGTAAAAGAACCTATCCCTTATGCTTCAGAGGAATACTTAAGGGGAAAGTCCAGCGACTCTATCCCCTTATTTGTCGCACTTTCAAAAATAATAATATTAATTACGGCCCTGCTTTGTATCGGGCAGGTATTATGTCCCGAGGAAGCCGCCGGAATTACGGCTTTTTTCCACGGCAGGGCTACATATTACGAACCTAAAGAGGTTATTATAACAGGCCGTAACCTTGCGCTCTGGTTTGCAGTCGGGCCCGGTCTCCTTCTTACTATGTATTTCATATGTAACAAGGTAACCGGAAACATAGACACAAGCGCCCTGGATCAGGTCGTGGTATCCTCGGAAAACTTATTAAACTATTTGTTTTTCGGGGTCACTGCTAAGGGCGTAAAAATCTACATGGCGATAAGGTCAATAATCTTTTTAGAAGTTTCGGAATATTGGTGGGTCTTCGGTCTCCTTTTTGCAGTCCGCAGGACCCGGTGGGTGGCTATTCTCGGGCTTGAATACTTAGCTATTCAGGTATTTACTCAGCCTGTAATAGTTACGATATTAACGAACGTGGTGGCGTTCACGGTAACGGACGGCTTAATAAAATTCGGGCCGGACATGCTAATTTATGGATGTTGCACGTTTATTATATTTTGTATATGTGCAGTAGCCGCCACCGCCCCTATCTGGATTAAACTATTAAGCCCCTCTACTCTGAAAACTATAGTAAGTTTCGCGAGAGGGTTTTAAAAAGGTATTTAAAAAGGTCAGGTGATTTTATGACAAATGCGCCACCGGCGACACTAAAGAAAGCCTATACAAACTTAACAGGAACTAAAGACAGAGGGAAGAAATTTATTATCTCGGCCGGAGCCGCCTATATTATTCTTGATTTCGCGGGCAGGGTAAGTAAAATTTATTCTGAGCAGGGAACCGGGAATTACTTATTACATATTTATGTAATTTCCGCCTGTCTTGTAGGGGCCACGGCGTGGGTCCTGGTCCGGGACGATGCGATATTTTACAAAGCCGGAAACGTCGCCGACTTCCTTTTAAGGTGGGTAACCCGCAAAGATTTTGTTTACAAACACGACGATAAAAAGACAAGTGACAAGCAATTACAGAAAAGTACAAAAGTTAGGAATATGGACGAGGAAACGGGGGTAATCGTTTTTGATACCTTACCGACTTATAATAATTACAAATGTAACGCCGGTTTTATCCTGGTTGTTAATCCTCAGGACGTACAGGACCTGGATGATTACAACGAAACAACGGCATTATTATTATACAGTATTCAGCCGGGAGTTTTGCAGAAGTACCACACGATTCAGAGCCAGGACATTTCCGACATAGCCGAACAGTACGAGGAAAGGCTCAGGCTTCCTAACGAGGTAATAAGTATGCAGGAAAGGGCCGGCTTATTCTTTACTAAACAGTTTTTACAAAGTTTAACTAACCGGGTAAATTGGGCTTACTTTATCTTTATCGGGGCCGGGTACTATACCGATATCGAAGACGCTAAGATTAAAGTCGAACGGGTCAGGAAGGCATACGAGCTTTTCCTTAATAATACCGGTATCGAGTCCCGCTTAATTACTTCTCAATGGGAATACTCAGTTATAGTTAAGCAGATGCGGAGCTTAAAAAATATTGGGGTTGTTACAGTATGATAGAAAAAGCAGTGCCTAAAAAGGTTAAAAATAAATACAAGGTCTTTAAAGCCTTCAAGAGCGCCGAGGGAGTTTATAAGACCTTTGATTATATAGACAAGAGCTTAATAAGGTCCTTAGTTCCCACGGTCTTTAGGCCCCTTTTCGGCGGGAAATACATGTATTCAGATGGGGTTTATATGCAGATGATAAGCGTGGGGGACCCATCGCCGATAAATCCTAACCGTCAAGGGATACCGCCGAGAAAGGACTTAAGGCTTATAGACGACCTCTTAGACATCCCGGTAAATGAAAACGCCTGTATAGCGATTACTCAGACCGCCATACCTCTCCCGGCTAAGGACGAGAGCGAGGCCCTGGAGAACGCAAGGCGCGAAAATATCCTGGCCGCAGCCTTGCAGGAATCCAACCAGGAGGGGGTCTTTAAAAACGTACATGATAAAATTATTGATTACATCGCCGAGGGGATTAACGAATATAACCGGGCTGTCTTCGAGGGCACGCTTAGGATGTTCGAATTTTCGTTATTAGTCGCCGTTAAAGGAAAGACTAAAAAAGACGTAGACGACCTTATGAGCCTTATTATCTCCCTTCTCGACGGGAAGAGGGTAATACACGAAATTATAGAGTACGGACAGGCCGACGCTTATAATATGATGATGCCGACGCCGTTTATTAAGGAAAGGCTCTTAAGCACGACTACAGGCGAAATGGTCGCCCGTACTTCTCCGCTCAGGAATAAAAACCCGAGGCTCGCCAGGTCAGGTCATTGGCTCGGGCTCAACGAGGACACGAATAACCCTATTTTCTTGAATTTCCACGACGGCAGCCTTATTTCAGGGCACGCTATTGTAGTCGGAAAATCAGGGACCGGGAAAAGTACCGAGCTCCTGAAGGACGATAAGAGGGCGATAGAAGAGGGCGACGAGGCTTTACACATCGTGCCTAAGGCCGACGAAGACACGAACCATATAAGGGTATGCAGGGCCCTTAAAGGTCAGCTTATCAAGATCGGACATAAGAGGGCCGCAGGTCAAGAGGAAGATAGTAACCCTAACATATTCCAGATATTCTTTGATTCAGAACGAATGGAGAACGACCCGGCGGCTTATCAGTTAGCTTATTCTAAGCACGTCGCCGTACTTCCTGATATTATAGGGCTCTTGATCGGTCACAGTTTTTCAGATCCTCAGAGGAACTGGGCTTATAATTCCGTGGTTGAGCTTTATAACCTCTTCAAGGTAATAGACGACGACGGGAACGTTATAAACCTCGAAAAGTGGGAAAGCGGGGATTTTTGGCCGACCTTCGAGGACTGGCGAAAGTTAATTTATAGGTGGATGACTGAGAGCGAAGAACACAGAGCGCCCCAGGTTAATTCCGTTATCGCAGCCCTTTATAATAATACGTCGATGATTACAAAGAAAGGCCCTTACGGCTTCCTGATTAATCATAACGTCGTAAGACTTCGAAATAAATATACTATGGTTGACCTTTCGGAATTGATCGACGCCCCTAATATCCAGGATGCTATGATACTTTACATAACATCTATAATTAATACAAAAATTCAATGTGTGCCGCAGGGTCAGGAAAAGAAGCATATCTTTATCACAATCGACGAAGGCGCCAACCTTGTAAAAATCCCTCGGATGCGTAAAGTAATAGAAAGGATGTTTAGGGAGCTTCGCAGCTTCGGCGGCCATCTAAAAATAGTATTTCAGGACCTGGCCGGAATTCCGCCGAGCATGGTAAACATGATGAAAACAAACACGGATTACGTACTTTTGTTTTCAAACATGGGCGCTTATAATATCAGGCCCCTGGTTAAGGAATTCAACCTTACAAAGAAAGACATACGCAGGTTAAGGGCAACAGGTAAAGGAAGAGGTCTTTTAATAGTCGGAGATACTCACTTAAATTATTTCAATGCACTTACTGAAGATGATAAAAGGGTATTGTTCGGTAAATCTGACCTCGACGAAATGGTAAATATTGAACGGGAATCAATAGAGGGTATAGATAAAAGGGTCGAATGGGTCAAGCGTAATTATAAAATGTTTGTAAAAGATTGGCTAATAAATGTTAACAAGTTCGGCACGGTAGAAATACCCGGTTACGAGATTGAACAGTTTTACCACCCGTTCGCAGGGGTCCTTAAAACGGCTTATATCGAGGTCGGCTTAGAAAAAGAGAACGGACATGTTAAGAACCAGACTAAAGAACATTATCTATTTACTTACTCCCTCGGGGGCGAGATTTGCTTATTAGAATCTCCTGATATAAAAAATGTAACTGTTACAGGGGACGACTACGGAACCGAGCAGGAAGCGGACCTTAAAGCAGTATTCGAACTGACAGGCGGTGGCGTTTTTACTCTCGGGATAGAAGTGGAAATGCCAAAATCACACACGGCGGAAGAGTTACAAAAGAAACGCGATAGGCTCCTATTGAAAAAACATGACGGGCGGCCAGTATATGATACCGTCCTATTTACAGGGGCCGGCGTGTTCTATAAAACGATACTCCGTGGCGCAGTAGGGCCGAGTTATTCCGCTCAAAGAGGCGTTAACCTGAGGACAAAAATATTAAAGTTAGTAGCGGAGGCGAACAGGGCAACCAACACCGAAAACGAAACAATAAACGAAGCTGAATAATGAACGATTCATTCAATTTGAAGCCATTATTAAGCCTAACAAAGGCTTAATATTCCTTGTTTTATAACGGTACTGTAAATACTTTGTATTTACAGCCTGTGGGGGTCCTGGGGGGCTATCTCTCAGGACCTCTAAGCGTTTACTTTTAAACTTACAAACATTTTTATACGCTAAGTAACTTACTATAACTTAGGTGATACAGGTGGAAGTTTTAAAGAACTTACAGGCCACAGGGCTAAAGCGTTTAGACTCTATAAAATTTATGGACGTTAATATTTTTACCGTCCTTCTAAGCCTCTTACTGATTTCTGGCGCGGCTGTTACGGGCGTTCTAATGAGTCAGGAAGACGGGGGAAATGTCGACATACCAGGGCTAAGTCAAAAGTCTAATACGGACCCTATAAGTAAGGGGGTTACCGCTATTGATAACGACATTGCTAACCTTCAGAGCTCAAAAGAAACTATGAGCCTGGGGAAGTTCAGGGCCGAAAGTCAGGACATACAGCAGCGAATAACGGAAACGTGGATGGAAGCCGGCCGAGCTTCGGGAATGAGCGAGGAAGAGGCAGCCAGAAACGGTAAGTATGTTTTGTATCTTTCCTCAGCCGCTCAGGTTGTAACAAGTATGCAGGCCGGAGAGGACCCGGAGCTTTCAACCTATAAAACCCTTTTTAGAGAGTTGACAGGCAAGGACAGCCGCCTAATTCCTTAACCCCTTTCTTTTTTTACCTTCTCTTTTTTTCCGTCTTACTCTTAAGCTTGAGTTAACTATTTATATTCATAACGCTTTTTTAGTTACAACTAATTAAAGGAGTGTTAAATATTCCAAAGCAGATATACAAACCTGAAGACTTTTTAAACGCAGTTGAAGAAACGCCCCTTAAAACACAGATCATTAAGGAAAGATTGGGGGAGAATAACCCGGTTTACTCTAAAATACACGTCGATTGGGTAAAGCAGACTCTAAAAAAGCTTTTCGATAACGGCTTAGTATGCGGGGGTCTTGATCCTAATTTCGGCGGGTATGTCTGGCATATCCCGGCTGAGCTTAGATATAACCCCGAGGACTTTATACAGGTCCTGGCGAAGCGCCCTATTAATACGGCATCCGTACTTGAAAGAGTTAACAAACCGGTTAAAATGCACAGGAAGTATAAGGCCCTTACAGAAGCCCTGGCCGTGGACCTGCTTAAGACTCTTGCAGAGGGGGGCCAGATCGTAGGGGAGCAGGACAAGAAGACAAAGGAGTGGAAGTGGTGTTTAGCTCAGGAGTAAATAAGGACCCTGACGGGGGGCCGCTCGACCTTTCCCCAGGTCGCCTTCTCAGGCGGGACGGTCAGTTATTTGAAGTAGCCTGCCTGGATAAGACGCCCTTCAGCCGGGATAATTGCGAGTCCTTCGGGCTTACCCTTAAGAGATTGCAGCCTGGACCTTGCGAGGGGATAACGGAACTTAAAGAAGGCGTAACGATAAGGACACAGGGGGCTAACTATACTTTACATAAAATCGAGTACACGCCCCTGGCTAATAACTATTATGAAATTATAATTCTGTTACTCAGGTATGAAGGCCGGGACCTCGGGGAAGCCTTAGCGGATCTGGCAGACAGTCAGAAGGGGGGGAGATGATATAAAACCGATTTTTGAAAAGGTCCGGCTTACCTGCGACGACTGCGGGCAGCCCTATACTATCAAGGTCAGAACAGATAAAGTGGTTTATTCTGCGGTACATGTTTGCCCTAAATGTCAGCTTTTACGAAGTGGGGCGAAGAAGCAGAAGAAGGAAGAGCAGGAATTAGAGGCTAAGTTATCCGGGCTCAACTTTCCAGATTATGATGATATGAAAATAACGAACAGTCTAAAAAGCGGGGACCGTCCACTTAAAAAACATCTTCAGGACGGCGACTTTTATAACAAAAGGTGATTATGTGTTAACCCTTCCGATTACGAAGAAATGGCTTAAGGAGATTGACAAGGGCAGAAAAACGGAAGAGTATAGAGAGTTTAAACCCTTCTATTTTCAAAGGTTGCAGCGTTACTTAAATCAGCCGGTAGACATCATTTTAAGAAATGGTTACCGGTCGACTTCTCCTTATCTTAAAGTTAATGTTACCGTTACGCTCGGGATAGGAAAGCCCGAGTGGGGGGCCGATCCAGATAAGTATTGCTACGTTCTGAAGATCAATAAAATATACAGGTGATAATATGAGAATTCAGTGCCTTAGATGTAATAATATTTTCAATGTTGAGACTGAGGACCAGGCCGAACAGTGCCCTAATTGCGGGGGAGTTCTCGGAGTTAATACAGCGTTTTATCATATTCATGAGAAGGCGGCTTAATGCCTGGTTATGAAACACATAATAAATTTAATTACTTCCTTCTCTTGATCCTGATTATTATTTATATAGTCTTGTGGTATGCTTTCGGCTTCAGTATAAAGGCCGAGCCCGTCGAAATCTGCTTAAGCATAGCCTGGGCGGCTTTACATCAATACATATTAACCCCGGACTTTAACTGGAATTCGACGCCTAACCGGAAGCTCGGCCCGCTCGGGTGGGTCTTCAGGAAGACTATAAGAAGCCACAGAGAAGGTTTTACACACTCTTATATTTTCTGGGCTGTTTATTTTATTATAGCCTATTTCGTGCTCGGGTGGTGGACTCTTAGCGGGGTCCTTCCGATCTTCGGCCACCTGATTTTAGACAAGTCAATAACAAAAATAAGAAGGTTAAGGAATAGAATAAAAAGGTGGTTGTAATGTGCGAACAGGCCGAACAGGTACAGAAGGCCCGAAAATTTAGTACAAGGGGACCGAGCGTTAAAGACTGCGAAGGATGCGAAGCCCTGGTTAAGGAAGAGTTCGAAAAGTATTCGACAAGAAAGGGGCTTTATGTAAGCTATCGAAAGGTTTGTAAAATTTATTATAACAGAGAGCCGCGACACATTCCCTGGTGTCCTATCGGGCTTTGTGTTGAGCTTGATAAAAGGACAGGGCGGTAACATGTACGACCTTGAAAAGGCTTTTTTTGCAGTCCTTAACATGATGTCAGATAAAGAGGAAGTAAAGGAGTGGGAAGCCTATAAACCTGAAGCTCATATTAAGGCGATTTATCGAGAAGTTCAAACCCTTAATAATGCCCACAGCCGGGCCCTAAGGGCTCAGAAACCCTTTACAGAGTTCGAAGTTACCCAGGATATAAAAGAGTCCTTGCAGGAAATAGCGGGGCTCTGTCTTCTCCTTCTTTCAAAAACAAAGGAAGCTTAAAAGCTCCCTATTACTCTTTTTTATTCTGCTTTACTCTTAGCCTTAAGTTAATTATATATACTCTTACGTCCTTTTATGTATGTTAATAGGTCTCAGATTGAGGCCGCAGAACGGGGAGACAAAAGATGGCGTACTACAAAATTTATATAGTGTTTGAGAAAGCAGACGGAAAAGGCGGTTTTTACAGGACCGGCCAGTTTACCTACGTAATGAGCAGCGACATAGTAAGCGCAATTCAGGAAGCCCTTAAGGACCCTAAGTATAACGTTAACGGGCAGCCAGTTGTTAAAAGCGCAGTACAGGAAAGCTAAGAGGTTTTTAGAATGTGCGAAGATACCACAGATTGTACTTACTCTGGGACCTGCCCTTATCAATGTAACGAACACGAACACGGGGGCCGGTTTTATTTCCAGTGCGCCTGCGGTCTAACTTGTATCTATGACAGAAGAACAGATTATTAAACGGTATCAGGAGAGCTCAAAGATGAAATACTTTTACGGTTGTGAACTTTGTAATAATGTGTATGAATCCTCTAAGAAAATAGAGGAAATAGAGCAGCAGACCGGGAAACCGGTAACCTGCTATTCTTGCGGCGGACCTCTCAAGCAGGTAAGGGGGGCTTAAGGATGCAGCGAATAACTGAAGAGGGCCAGGTTTTGACCTCAGAACACGATTACCAGCTTTATCTGTTTTACGGGGGAAACCCCGAAACAGTTAAAATTTACAGGGGGGCTCAGTAATGACCGGAAGTATTACCCTTAATCACAGGGGGATAACTGCGAGGTCCATCTATGATAACGGGGACTGGAGCACGGTTTATTATTTCCTCGGGGAGCCGGTTAAGACAGTTCAGTGGGCCGACGGGTTTAGCTCAGAACAGGTTAAGAAAGTTATAGACGCGGAGATTTTACCCTTCCTTTAACTTTTTTACGTGGTGGTATTATGCAGGAAGTAAACCCCGAAATGGAAGTATTCAGACCGGGCTTAACTAAGGCGGTTAAAATGGCGTCCGCTCAATATTCTACCATTCCAGGCTTCGAGGAAATGGTTAACGAACACGTCGACAAACTCCTTATATTTTATGAGATGATCATAAAGGCTAAGCCTCTTTAAGGCGGTGATTTACTGAGAGATACCAGAATAATGTGCCCAATTTGTAAGACCCGGTATAAGGACCGGATAGGCGACCACCTGAATAAAAAGCACGGGATAAAATACCCGGATGCAGAAATTATTAAGAATTGCCTTATACACTTTTTTTATTTTCAGAATGACAGCGAAAACGAAAACAAGGCCCTTGATCTACTGAGAAAACATGGTTACAACTTTGAAAAGCTAAGACGGTATTAAAAAGGTGATAATGTGCGCGAATATATAAAAGACCCTGATTATAACGACTGGAAGAACGGGCTTTTAGAGGGGATGCGGAAAAACGTTTTAATAGTCTCCTGCCCGTACTGCGGAAAGGCGACGGCGGCGACGTGCTCCACGGGGCTTATTGACCTCGAAAAACGCTTTTTTACAGAGTGCGAAGAGTGCCGGAAAAATTTTTATGTTACCCTTCAGGCTAAGATAGAGACCTGTACTTATTGAGGTTGTGCTATGTCTCTATTTGCTGTTTTTTTCCTGTTTGTCCTGGCGGAGACCTTTGTAAGGTTCCTGGAGATACAGAGGAATAGGGCTTATGTATTAGCCTTTTTCGTTATGTCGGTCCAGGTCCTGCTTAATTATCTATGAGAGGGGCGGCCGGGATGCAGGAAAAAACCTTTTACGAGAGGATTATAAAAATTCTAAAAGTGCAGCTTACGCGACCTGGGAGACAGGCCCGTATAAAAAAGCTTGAGATTGAATTAGGGATTACTGAGCCCGAGCCTGAAGTGGTGACCCTTAGCCGGGTCCTTAAAAACGAACCAATTTATAAACACGGCTTTCTAAGCGAGGCAAGGCGGGACCTTGAGTATTACGAGGCCCACAGGGCTCAGCAGATCGCCCTGGCCCGCAGCAGGCCCCAGGCCCTCAGGCGGGAGCTTGACCGGGTTAATATTGCATACTCGGCGGCGAGGCTTGAAGACTCCCTTATTATCGACTCTTATAGGCCCCAGGCTCATTACTTCACAGCCGAGGACCTGGAGCTATACGACCAGGATAACTACAATTACCTTTATCCTGACGGGGCGCGACCTGTCAGAGTATCAAGAAAAGTAAACAGGTGATGTTATGAAAGAAGCTTTTACGGATAAGCTCGGGCTCAGCCCGATAAATGCGGAACTACTCGACACTATAAACGAAATACTGGAACGATACGCGGCGCAGGGCTACCGCCTGACCCTCAGGCAGCTTTTTTACGCCCTTGTTACTGAGAACATCATAGAGAACTCTAAGGCCGAATATCAGAAGCTTTCTAAAATCCTTACAAAGGGCCGTATGGCCGGGATAGTAGACTGGTCTATGATCGAGGACAGGGGCCGGCAGGTCTACGTTCCGTATTATGCTTTCGACCCGGCCGACGCTCTCGGGGATATTATCGGGTCCTACAGGCTTAACAGACAGAGAGACCAGGCTAATTATGTAGAAGTCTGGTGTGAAAAAGACGCACTAAGCCAAATACTTAAGCGAGTTACGACTTATTTCCACGTTCCCCTGATGATCAATAAGGGTTATTCTTCAAGCTCTGCAATGTACGAGGCCGCCCGCAGGATTAATAATAAAATCGAGTACGGGGCAGACACAGCGACCGTTATTTATGTCGGTGACCACGACCCGAGCGGGCGAGACATGAAGAGGGACATAACTGCCAGGTTCGAAGATTTTAACTGTTACCCTAATGTCGATATGGTCGCCCTCACTTACGAGCAAATCGAGCGGTATAACCCACCTGAGAACAAGCTTAAAAAGGACGACTTCGGGAAGCTGAAGGACCCGAGAGGTAAGGCGTATTTCGAGGAATTCGGCAACCGGTCCTGGGAAGTCGACGCCCTACGCCCTGAGGTCCTGGATAAGCTCATAAGGGCGAAGATCGAGGAAAACATAGACATGAATCAGTTTAAGGAAGTCCTCGGACAGGAAGCAGCAGACATTAAGAAGCTTAAAGACTTCGCCGAAACTCTTTAAAGGTGGTGTTATTATCGACAAGACCTTACAATTTATAAGGAACTTAAAGCGGAAGGATCGAGAGGCCGAGTTAAGGGCTAAGCTCCTTACTGAAGAAATACGGCCCGATGTCCTGAAGGTCGCAAAGCTCATGGAGAAGAAACTTAAGGACAACGATTTTAAGAACTCTTACAGGTCCTGCCGGGCTTCTTTCCTCTTCTTCAGGTTAGCGCAGGAATACCAGGAATTTCTCGACGAGATAAAGCCCTGGGGATATCTGACAGGACCCGAGGACATAGAGATAACCGAAGAGGCCGCCTGGGAGATAATCGACTTTATGAATTTTGCTATGATGCTCTTAACAAAGTGGGAAGGATTTAAGGATATTGACCTGGGCTTAGACCCGGATTAACCGGGCTTTATTTTTAACTATCTTTCTTTCTTTTCTTCCTTAATTTCCTGATTAAATCCTTAATCTCTCTTCTTTTTTTTAAATAGGACTATATAAGTTATGTAATTAAAAAACAAGGTTTATTATTTTTTATCGAACACATTTATATGTTTTCATAGCTGATACTCTTTTTAAATGTCGTTAACTATCGAGGGCTTAATTTTCCCGTTAGGGATGCTAAATTTAAACGATTGGGGCGTGCCTTTCACTGAGGAAGAAAACGCATTAACAACAGCGAAAGCCGCCGTGGTCCGGGTATGCTCCCGTATTGAGCCCCATATGTGCGATTATATCGGCGACCCTTTAAGCGAGATAGGCGGCGCGGTCGATTCTTGGAGCGAGGGCGAAGGCGAAGAAAAAGCAATTTACGCACGGGCCGAGATTCGGGATTCGGTGGCCGCTCAGAAGATAGAAGACGGTGTATGGAAGACTAACTGGAGCGTTTTTTTAAATTATCAGTCGATAGACGCAGGGGGGTGGGTCCACGGCGTTAATATTGAAAGCATAACATTAGTAGACGAACCGGCGTGGCCGTCCGCTACCTGGAAAGTAGTTTCAGCTTCGAACGGTACTAAAAAAATGCTCAGGTTCACAACTCCTTATAAAGTCGTTTCGGCTTCGGGCGGAAACAATAACAAAAAGAAAGAAGGTGGTATCATACCTAAAACGGCAGAAGAGTTAGAGGCTGAAAACGCCGAGCTTAAAAAGAAAATTGCAGAGTACGAGAATAAGGCCCCTACAGGGGGGGAAGGCCCAGGAGCCGGTGAAGTAGGCGAAGGTGGCGGCGGTGAAGTAGACGAGGGCGGAGCCGGCGGAGAAGGCCCTGGAGCCGGCGAAGTAAGCGAAGAAGGAACCGGCGGAGAAGGTGAAGGCCAGGAAGCCGCAGCACTCAGAGAAGAAAACAAGAAGCTGAAGAAACAAATGGCTACAATGCTTACAAAGGACGAAGCTAAAGCCCTCGTGGCAGAGGCTATCAATAACGACCACAAAGCACAGGCCGCAAAAACAGAGCGGGACAACGCATATAATGAGTTTGCAGCCCTTAGGGAAAGTCTCGGGATGAAGACCGACCCGGCAGAGTTTAAGAGCTTCGGAGCTTCAGAGCTTAAGAAGTTCACAGAGGACCTGGCCGAGCTTAAGAAGGTTGCAGCCTCGAAAGGGTCCGGCTTCTCTTTCAACGCCTCAAGCGGAGCAAAGGGCGGCAGTACAGTAGGCCGGTGGGACTCTACTAAAAAAGAGTACGTCAATTAACCAACTTAACTATAAAAAGAAAAACGAGGTTAAACAATGGCATACAGTGGTATAAACCCGCCTAATAACATGATCGTGGCCGGCGGTGATCCTTTCATACAGGAATTAAAAGTAGAAGTCGCCACGAACATGTACCCAGGCCGGGCCGTAATCAAAGGAACGAACGACGACGACGTTATAGTGGCCGACGGTATCGCCCAGGCAATAGGGGTACTCGGCTATGAACAGTGTAACCCTGCCTTTAGGCCGACGAACATAGATACAATTTACGAAATTAACGCTATGGTCCCGGTTCTCAAGGGCTCAGGCTTCCTTAACAGCCCTGGCGGTCTTGCAGTCGGGACCTATGCTTATAAAGGCGACTTTCTCCTAAGTTGGGCCGGCGGGCAGTTTGTACCTGCAATTTCCGTGGCCGGTAGACTTGCGCTTAAGATTCCGTTCTCAAAGAACACAAGCGAGAAAACAACAGGCGTAAGGCTTCCTGCCGGGTCAGTTGTTAGGGACGTCGGGGTAAGAGTCGACGACAACGTGGCCGCCTCTACTATTGACGTCGGGACCTTGAGCACAGATTCAGGGGACGCCGACGGATTCCTTGACGGTGAAAGCTGTGCCTCAGCAGGCTATGTAATTCACAACGCAGCCGACGGGACAGCCGCAAACATTACCGTGGGGGCTCTCCTTGAAGAGGTCGAGCTTAAGGACGCGAATACTATTTACTACGGCGTTCCTACGGGCTACGTGGTCCCGGCAGGCGGGAAAATCGTAAGTTACACGACCTCAGACCACGACATTTCCGGGGATATCCTTATATTCCTTGAAGGGTCCGTGGCTTTCGGACAGGTAGAAAAAACCGTTTCAGCAATGAGCGCGGCCGCCGATGTATTGTATAAACTGCTTATCTAAGCTTAGGGAGTCCACAAAAAACAGAAAAACGAGGTTAAAAAATGACTAATCCACTTGCAGAATTCTCTAAGAAGATAGACGAACGCCTGGTGGACCCTCTTAGGAAGGTCCTTAAAGGCCGCCGGCTTGTTTATGTAACAGACCCTCAGGGGTTCGGGATAACGAACGTTTCCTGGGGTAAAATAATTGAGATGAGCGGGGGGATGGTCTCTTATACCTTTACTTCAGGAAATAAGGACCAGATCGACGCAAGCCTTGAAAATGCGAAGATTCCCGTTTATTGGAAGGATTACGAACTTGACCGCCGTACTTATGAGGGCTGGTTACTCAATGGCACAGATTTCGACGCAGCTAACGCAATAGCCGCCGGATACGTAGCCGCAAAGGTTGAGGACTCCGCTATCATTAACGGGGTAACTAACGACGGGTCTAACTATGACCTCAAAGGACTTTATCAGGGAGCGGGTAACGACTATTCGACCGCTACAACTATAGGGACTTTCGGCGGTATCACTACAGCCGTAGCCGGGGCCCTTAACCTGATGGACGACGACGACGTACCCGTGGACAGCCTGCCGTGGAACTTCGCGGTAAGCTCAGCCGTTTGGTACAAAATTATGAAAGTTCGCAATTCTAACGGACTGAGGGAACTGCCCGACCTTCTCGACATGCTCAACGGCGGCGAGCTTATGAGCGTAGGAACTACCCTGGGAGCAGGGCAGGGAGTTCTCGCCCCTGATTCCTCAGTAGGCGAGCCCTTCGTGGACTTCTATCTTACCTCAGATTTCCAGACCGACCCGAAAACCCCGGAATATCAGCAGACGGGTAACATAGGCGGCCGCGTATATTCCGCCGGGGTCCTGAGGATTAAACAGGATGTCGCCCTTTGTAAAGTCTCGAATATGTCCTAACTTAGTTAGGACCTCTAACTTTTTAAAAAAATAAAAAGGTGATAATTTGGAATGTGTTGTAAATGTTAAACAGCTTCAGATAGAACAGGGAGATGTTACCGCAATTATTCAGACTTTCGACGGCAGGACCGTAACCCCTGAGCCTGAAAACCCCGACGCCCCTATTAAGAGGATCGAGATAAGACTTAAGAGGGGGGACCGGGTGGACATCCCTATTAAGGTCTTTAAGAGGCTCGGCACTTCAGTCTCCAGGTACGTTCCGCCGGTCCCTACAATTGACGAGCTCGAAGCACTCGAAGCTGCCGCCGCTATTCCCGCCGGTCCGCCTGATACAAAGGCTAAAGGCGCGAAGTAACAAAAAATTATTACAGAGGGTTGTAAATGGGGTTTGCTACAGTAACACAGGTTAGGGCTATCGTTTATACATCTACTTTAGAAGACTCTGACATACAGGCCGTAATAGATGAAGTATCAAGCAATGTAATGGATGCAGCAGGGGCCACGGACTCTTCTAACAAAAACCTGATAGTCGCAGGGAAAAACGCAATTTACGCCGCGACGATCAGGAAGGCCATAGAAACCTCGGAGTTTGCCGCGAGAGTCAAAAGGGGAAGCTCAGAACAACAGCAGGACCTTAACAACCTCATAAACTTTTACACAAGCGAATACAAACTTTATCTAAACAAGTATCTGAACTCTTCTGCCGCTTCAGCGACGGGAGCGTTTATATACGGTCGAGCAGGTTATAAGACAGTTAACAATAAGTTATAACGTATCCTGATAACGGCCGTAATTAAAATAAGTTACAAATACAAGTTATCAGGAGTCCCGATAAATGCTAAACTCTCTAAAGTTTGGTATGAAACAGTCCTGCTATATCCGAAAAACGGCCCAGGACTTCAAGATTAACTTTATATCCGGTTCGGCAGAGTTCAACTTAGGCCAGACAGTTTCGGGGGCCATATCGGAAGCCACAGGCACGATAAAAACGGTATACGTGACCTCAGGAGCGTGGTTAAGCGGAACGGCGGCCGGTTATATAATTGTCTCCTTCATATCCGGGACGTTTTCGGGCGGAGAAAACATAACGGACGACGGAGCCACGCCGGGTTCGGCGGTTGTATCAGGAAGCCAGGAAGGAGTAACGGACGGCTTCGGGACTTCTATAACATCCTCTAAAGATACTTTTTCTTATTGCTCTTTTGACGACGAAGGCGGCGTATCTTCAGGGGTCCGGGACTACACAGCCGGGCCCTTTGTTGTACGGGTCCCTCTTCTATTCTTACCGGCAGAGGCCGACGTAAAGGAAGGCGACCAGATCCTGGGCTTATCTGAAGGCTTCGACGAACTTTATAACGTTACACGGGTCCGAAAACCCACGGATATTTTCACGGACAGAATAGAGCACAAAGAGGCTTTATTAGAGCTTATTAAGAAAAACGAGAGCTAAGGATGGCTATACAGACTAACACTTTTACAGTAGAGTTAAAAAACGTTGATAAGTTAATATCAGAACTTAAAAAATTAAATGCAGACCTCGACGAAGCGGTTAAAGATGCGGTCGTGGCGGCGGCCGAGGTAGTCGAAAGGGAAGCAAAGAAAAACGCAGAGAGGGGCGGCGATTCGTACCCACATAGAATAACCTCTAACCTTTACAATTCTATAAAGGTCCTGAGGACCGAAGACAAGAATAACAGACACCAGGCCGATATCGGCACAGATATGATTTACGGGCCCCGCCTTGAGTTCGGATTTATCGGGACTGATAAGAAGGGGCGGCGGTATAATCAGAGGGCCAGGGCTTTCCTGAGACCTGCCGTGGACGAGAACGAAAAAGAGATTATAAGAGCTTTCGAGATGTCCCTGGAAGCTGTAATTAAAGGCTACAAGTAGAGGAAGCATGGCGACAGTAGAAGAAAATCTTATTACTCTGATAAAAACAAGCCCGGATATTATTGCCTTAGTAGGGGACCGTATAAAACCGGTAGAACTCCCTTTAAACTGTCCTCTTCCTGCTATAACTTATACTGTTATCTCGGACCCTAACCACCAGGTAGCTGGATACCCGAGAATTCAGCTTTCTGTTTATTCCTTCAGTTACGGCGAGATGAAAGCCATATCTGATTTTTTGCGGGATAAGCTAAAGGGCTATACTGGAATAATTGACGGGATGCACATTATAAGAATTTCGCCGGAGAACAGTAACGATATTTCGAACGATGCTGCCGGAGTATTCGGCAGGGCGAATGATTATAAAATAATTTACAGGCGAGAGGCATAAGTATAATTTCAGGGTAACTTATAGTAGTTACAATAAAAATAAACTGAATAAAAAACAGAAAAACGAGGCTAAAAAATGGTTAACTATCAGTCCGCAGTACAGAACATAAACGCTATTAAGTTCGGTTCTGCTAAAATAGAAGTCGGTGAAACCGTCGGCACTCTTGTTAACCTCGGAGTGGCTACGGGCATCGAATTTGAGGAAACATTCACGCCTATTATCTTGAGGCCGGACAACGCGCCCGAGATTCAGGTGGGCGTAAGGGAGCATTATGCCACGGTAAGGTTTGAACTTTGGGAAATTGTTTTAAGTAACCTTAATCTGATACGGGGCGGAATAGATACATATTCGACAACGGCGGCCAGTCCTGTAAGCGTAACAGATGAAGCGCACACGCTTAACGGCACTGATTTTGTAAGGCTTGACTATAAGAGCGGGGACGGGTCCGAAGTTACGAGTATAACAGTAACGGACGCCTCAAGTAATGCAGCCGTAAGAAACACAGATTACGTTATAGCCGTCGACCCTGACGGGTGGACATGTATAGCAAGAATAGCCGCCTCAAGCGTAATAACTGACGGTGAAGGGGTCCTGGTCGACTATACTTATACGCCTCTTGCCTCAAACACCTTGACAAGCGGGGGAAAGAACACGATTAACCCGAGAGTCGTAAGGCTGACAAACACGAACGCAGCCGGCAAGGTCTTCAGGGTCACAGTATACGCCGCAAAGAATCAGAACGGTATAACGCTAACTTTACCGGCAGACGATTCCGAGGACGTCGTACAGCCTCAGATAGAGCTTAGGGGAGTCGTGGACACTTCAAGGACCGCAGGAGATCAGCTTTTCGAGATTTATAACGAACAGCTTTAAGGGCTCTGCCCTTCTCCTTTTTATTTCACGCTCATGTAACTTTTTCAAGTTACTTGATAAAAACGGAAAAACGGGGCTTACCTTGCAGCAGCAGGGAAGGAGCCAAACAGGTAACAAAAAAATAAAACAGGTGAAAAAATGACCGCAGCAAAAGACAAACTAACTAAAAGTTTTGAAGTTCTCGAACCACCGAAAAGAACCGCTAAGCTCAGGGACCAGGAGGTGGACGTTACAATTATCCCGGCGAAGACGGCTTTAAAATTTGTCCAGTTCTCCAAAAAATACGGAGATAAGAAAATTGAAAAGCTTGCAGGGGAAGACGGGCTTAATGAGGAAATGCTGGACGATATCTTAGATATCATCGGCGAAATAACTTCAAGGAGTAACCCAACCGTAAATAAGGATTGGTTACTTGAAAACCTGCCTATAAATGATCTGGTCCGGTTTATGGTGTTTATCTTTGAAGGGTTTAAAAATAGCAGGGGCGGGGATGCTCAGGAGGCCGGCGGTAAGGCTTCCGAAGGCGGAGCGCCCGGAAAAAATTTGACATAATGACAGTCGTGGCGGAGCTCTGCTTAATTTATCACTGGTCAGACCCCGAGAAAATAATAGAAAAGTATAGCCTTGATCAGTTAATAAGCTTCAGAGAATACGGATGGGAAGCAAAGGAAACAGAGGCGAGACTATTCTGGGGGATATTAGGCGAAATAATGACAGGAAAGAAGCCGAGGAAGCAGGATAATAACGGATTTACGGGGCTCAAGGAATTTGAGCAGGCCCACCCGGAAGCAGGAAATAAAGGCCCCGCCTGGGTATTGAATAAATAAAAAACGGAAGCAGAGGACTTAAAAGGATAGTTAAGCCAGGCTTAACTATTTCTTTTTTAAAAAACGGTGTTCCTATGTCACTTACCGAATTAATTGTATCTATAGCCGGCGATATGTCTAAGCTATCGCAGACTATGAAACAGGTTACCGATGAAGTCGGAAGCGCCGGAAAAAGTTTACAGGACATAGGTAAAAATCTTACTTCGGCAGGCCAGTCCTTAACTACGGGGGTAACCGCTCCGATTCTTGCAGGCGGGGCCGCGTTCACGGCAGCCGCTAAAATGGGGGCTGATTTTGAAAAAGGAATGGCAGAAGTTTATACCCTTCTCCCTAACCTTACTAAGGATGCTTTTGCCGATATGTCGGCGGATACGTTAGAATTTGCTAAAGATATGCGTATTCCCACCGATGAAGTCCTGCCGGCCCTTTATGATGCTATAAGCGCCGGAGTACCGGCAGATAATGTTTTTTCTTTTCTTGAGTCCGCACAAAAAGCCGCGATAGCCGGAAACTCGGACCTGGGCACGTCGGTCGACGCCTTAACCTCAATAGTAAACGCTTACGGTACTGAAAACCTTAACGTGGCGGACGCTTCGGATATTCTCTTTACAGGGGTCAGGCTCGGAAAAACAACTTTCGACGAATTACAACAGAGTCTTTATGAAGTTATCCCGACAGCCTCAAGCCTCGGGGTTCCTCTTCAGGATGTAACCGGGGCCCTTGCAGCAATGACAGCGCAGGGGACGCCGACAAGCGTGGCCACCGCTCAGCTTAGGCAGATGTTCGTGGAGCTTTCAAAAGAGGGGAGCGGAGCAGCCGAGACCTTCGAAGATATCGCCGGGGTTACCTTCCCGCAGTTCATTAAGCAGGGGGGAAGCCTTGAGCAGGCCCTTAAGTTAATGAGTGAAGGATTTGCCGACAGCAGCCCGGCGGCTAAAGAGCTCCAGGATAAAATGATGGAATTAGCCGACCCTACAAGCGGGCTGGCTCTTGAATTTGAATCTCTTGCAGGGAAGAGTTTTAAAGACTTTCAGAGAGAGGGCGGAACCGTCGGAGAAGCCCTTAAACTACTCGGAATAAATACGGATGAAGCGGACGCCCGGCTTTCTGATATGTTCGGGAGTGTTGAAGCAGGTAACGCAGTTCTAACCCTATCCTCTCGGGACGGAGAAATTTTTAATAGTATCATGGGCGAGATGGGGGACACGGCGGGCGCTACCGATGAAGCTTTTAACAAAATGAACGATACGACCAGCCGAGCCTTTGAGGCTATGAGCGCGGATATTAAGAACGCCGTAACCGAAATGGGCTTAAGGCTTCTTCCGGTAATTCAGGACACTTTAGTGCCCCTTTTAACTGATACTCTTATACCTGCTTTTGAAAGTGCAGTGGTGTTTATAGGGGACGTGGCCGAGGCTTTTAATAAGCTACCTCAGCCGGTTAAGACAGTCACCCTGGGGATTATTGCTTTCCTTGCAGTCCTCGGCCCCGTACTTATCGCCGTAGGGTCCGTGGTCTCAGCAGTCGGGACCCTTGCGGCCGCCTTCGGTACAGGGGGAGCCCTGGCGGGGGCCCTAATTGCAGCAAAGGCCGCGATAGCCGCAATTATTACAGCAATAGGCGGTATATCTGCGCCCGTTTTGGCTATTGTCGCAGTATTAGCCGTTTTAGCTCTTGCCTGGAAAAATAACTGGTTTGACATTCAGGGAAAGACTAAGGCCGCTATTGATTTCATAGTAACACAGGCTAAAGCTTTGTGGAAAGCCTTAGGCGACACCTGGGACGCTATAATAAAAGCCGGCGGGGACCTTGAGAAGGGAATAGACGACACGACTAAAGCCGTAAGGGATGCCGTCGACACTCTGAAGAACCAGGTTAACACGATTTGGAACGCTATTAAAAACACGTTCAGCGACGCTATAAATTACATAGTTAATTATGTTGTGCAGTTCGCCGCTAACTTAAAAGGCCGGCTTCTTGAGACTATACAGGCTATCGAAAATTTCAAGGCTCAGGCTACGGCGAAGTGGAACGAGATAAAGAGCACGGTTTTAACAATCCTTAATAATATAGTTAGTGACCTTGTAACCTTCGCCGCTAACACTTTAAGCAAACTTAATACAGCTATTACGAACGTTACTAACTTCAGGACTCAGGTAAGCGCAGCCTGGACAGCGATAAAAACCGCCGTTTTAGGAATCCTGAACAATATCATAAGCGACCTTACCGCCTGGATTAGCAACAAGGCCGCTAAGCTTGCGGACGCTCTCAACCGGGTTAATACCTTCAGGACACAGGTAAGCGCAGCCTGGACAGCCACAAAGGCGGCCGTTTTAGCGGTACTGAACAACATCATAAGCGACCTGGTGGCGTGGATCAGCAACAAGGCCGCGAGGCTCGCCGACGCCCTCAACAGGGTTAACACCTTCAGGACACAGGTAAGCGCAGCCTGGACAGCTACGAAGGCGGCCGTTTTAGCGGTCCTTAACGGAATAATAAGCGACCTCTTGACGTGGGTAAATAACCAGGTCGCAAGGTTTAACGACGCTATCAGCCGGCTTAATAATTACAAGTCTCAGGCAACAAGTACCTGGAACTCAATAAAAAGTACAGTTTTAGGTATCCTGAATAACATTATAAGCGACTTTACAAGCTGGATAAGTACACAGACAGCGAAATTAAACGATATGATAAGCCGTTACAACACTTTTAAAAGTAATGTAACGACTGCCTGGAACTCGATTAAAACAGCTATTCAGAACGCCCTTAACGGTATCATATCCGCAATTAACACGGCCACGACTCAGGTAAGCACAGCTATAAATAATATGGTCTCGGCGATTAAAAACAAGGCTTCAGAATTCTATAACGCCGGGGCTAATATCATAGATCAGCTAAAGAAAGGTGTAGAGTCTAAAATACAGGGTATCAAGGATTCTATTAACAGCTTGACAAGTTGGATAAGTAACAACCTGCCGCACAGCCCGGCGAAAGAAGGACCGCTTAGTAAGGCCATAGATTTCGGGTCCTATATCTCAACGCCTCTTACTACTACGGTTAAGAGCACGATAAGCCAGGCCGCGAGCTCAGGAAAAAGTATAATTTCCTCTCTTGCGAGCGGTATTAAATCAGCAGCTTCCGCCGTAGGGTCAGCAATTAGCACGGTAACAAAGAAGGTAAGAAGTTATCTGCCTTTCAGTCCTGCGGAAGTCGGGCCCTTCGCAGAGCTCCCGGATTGGGACACGGTATTTTATGACCCTATGTTAGAGAGTATAAAAAAGACCGAACAGTTAACCGCGCCCCTTGAGGCGACCTTAAGCCGGGTTCAGAGTCCCCTTAATAAGTTCGGGGCCGGCTTCGGGCAGCTTGCAGGGCTCGGGGATGTAATCAATAACTCAGGGGACACAATAACCGTGGGCCCTAATACAATCACTAACGGAATGGACTTACAAACAATCTTAGATTACATCGACAAAAGAGCAGCCGAAAGAAGGCGGGCCAGGGGGATGTATCGTTAATGAGTTTTATAACTATAACCTTCGACGGGCTCCCGGTATCAGCTTACCAGGATTATGAAGTAAACACACAGATAAACGCTAAGGAAGTGCAATTATATAGCGGGGAAATTTTCGGAGCCGTGAGTAAAACCACGCGGGATTTCCCCTTAACATATGACTGTTACACTGAGGATATAGACGAGTATAACGACCTTAAGGCTAAGGTAGGATATTTTAAAACTTTGATAGTCGACGGGGTAAGTTTTACAAACTGTTACATATCTTTGTTAGGGTCTCGGAAAGAGATAATACGAGGGTCCGGTAAATATACTTATAAAATAGCCTTCTCCCAGGTTGATCAGTATTGACGATAGCACAAACCGAACTTACTAATATTCAGGTAATAGTAATTCACGGCAGATATAAAGACCGCCGAACTAAGGACTTTACTATAATTTTCTCAGCAGGACCTGGCAACAGTTACGAAGAGAACATTATAAAAAACGGATACTTTCAAAAAACGGTACAGGTGGCTTTTAAAGAGTGGCAACGATTACAGACGACGCATTAGAAGCGGTCGCCCGTATGATAATGGGGCTTTCCGCCCCTTCAGCTTTTACATACATGGCGACCGGGACGAGTGCGACAGCAGAGAGCGAAACGCACACGGCCCTGGGTAATGAAAACTTAAGTAACGGAGCACAGAGAGCCGTGGCGACAACAAGTTACCCCGGCTTAGGTATTTCTCAGTGGTCTATTTTGTACGCCTTTACCGGGGCGGTAACTATTCGAGAGCTCGGGATATTTAACGCCCTGGTCGCCGGAACCATGTATATGAGACATGTTTTAAGCGAAAATAAAAACTATTCAGATGCGGAAAGCGTAGAAATTACTATACAGAATTACAGCACTCGGGTAAGCTTGTAAAGTTAAGTTTATGAGGGTTGCAGCTGGCAGCACAAGGCAACGGATAACGATTAAAATAACAAATAAAGTAAACTTTAAAAACAGAAAAACGAGGGTTTAAAAAATGGCTCTGTCAAAAACGGTAACAACTGTTTTAAGTAACGTGACAGCCGCCGCAGGTTCTAACAGTTCGGCAAGTACCGGCATAGACCTCTCAACGGCGGTAGATTTCGGAATCGGCTTTAAAATGACCTTTAACGCCTCAGCAACAGCAGGCGCAACAATAGAACTTTACGCGGACCCGACGGGCTCTAACTCTGACTTTACAATAGGGACCTACGACGACCCCGCAGACGCCGGCGACGTCGCCGTGGATGCAGGCCACCAGGTCCAGGGCTTTATCCCCTTGAACAGGGCCGCAAAGTACACGAAAGCAAGGGTTAAAAATTTAGATGGTTCGTACAGTATCACAGGGATATATCTTTACTCAATCGTACAGGCTCCATAAATCCTTCAAGAGTGAAGAGGCTAAGATATGAGCGTAAATAAATTTATGGGGTGGCGCTATAAGTTAGAGGCGTTCGTAACCGATTATAACCCGAGCTCTGACTTTTTAGCCTTCTTTACGATTGGATGGCGGCGCGGGATGCGGTACGACTTCCGGGACCTTAGGTTTATCACAGCCGGAGGCACGGAGCTTCCTTATTTCCTCGAAACAGTTTCAAACTTTTCAACTGCTTTCTTTTGTGTGAAGTTACCGAAGGGTACTAAATTTTTTTGGGTTTACTACGGGAACGGAGCAGCAGCAAATAAAAGCGACGGGTCGAGCGTTTTTACTTTCTTCGACGACTTCAAGGGGTCCGCTATAAATACAGCAGTCTGGAACGCTTCAGGCGCGGGTATAACTGTATCTAATTCTATCTTGCAGCTTCTTAATACGTCCACGTCCTGTTATGTAGAGTCAAAAACGACATACCCGGTTAACTCTTTTGTCGAAATGAGAGTACAGCACCAGAGCGGACAAAAGGGCCCTTACGGGTTCAGGAGCTACGCAACCGAAAGAGCAGCAGCCTGGCAGGGGGCCGCCGGGTCTCTCTTAACAGATCACAGGTTTAGCCACAACGGGACAACAGGAGCCTGGCACACGGACGGCGTTAACCGTTCAGGGGTTTATCATGTTTACGGGGTCGTACACATAGCCACCGCGCCCCGTTATTATGTAGATTATGAATTCAGGGACACGAACACGGATATTTATGCCGGGTCCGCTAACCTTCCTATTCAATTTTATTGTTACAGTAACCAGGGATATCTGCGGGTCGATTGGGTCCGGGTAAGGACCTACTCAGCCACCGAGGCTTCCGTAAGTTTTGGCCGGCGGTATATGAATAAACTTACTGAAAAAGATTACCCGTGGGAGCAGGCTATAACCGGAGTTAATACAGGCTTAGGGCTTTCATGTAGTGTAACAATTAAAAACTTTTTATCTAATATCCAGACGGCCATAGGGCTCAGAACTCAGATAATGTTTAGGTATCCGCAGTATTACGTGCCGGCTCCTAAGGTCCCTTATCCTTTCTGGAAATTTGAGGGACTTATAGACCTCGGGACACAGGCGAGCCCTGCCCGAGTACAGATGCCGGTTTATCCTGCTATGAGGCTCGACGGCAGAGACCTCAGGTTTACCGATCAGGACGGAAATGTTATACAGCACAATGTTTTTGATGTTACGGCCGACGGTAAATTAGATACCTGGGTGGACACAGCAGGGCCCCGTATTAAATTCTATTACGGGAACGGCAGGGCTATTTCAACTAATAACCCGTCGATAGTCGGGACCCCGGAAACTGAGACAATATGGCATACTGAGGAAAATATAGCCGGCGGCGGGAACGTTTCAAACGTCTTTAATAGGTGGGGCGGGGAAGGAGTAATTAACCTTTCAGGTACGAGCTCAGCAGCAGGCGGCGAACAAATACTTATTAGTCTTAAGAAGCTTCCCGGAATGGCTCAGGACGGCAGAGACCTGAGGTTTACCGATCCGTCGGGCCGGGTTGAGCTTAACTATTATATCGAAACAACAACGGCCACAACGTTTAGTATTTGGGTTAAGCTCCCGGCCCTTGTAACGAAAATAAGGTTTTTCTACGGTAACGGGACCGCGACAGCTAAAAGCTCAGCCGCCGACACATTCGACTTTTTCGACGACTTCCCAGGCTCAAGCCTTGACACAGCCACAAAGTGGACCCTTACGAACGGGACCGCGACAGTTTCCGGCGGTCTTTGTACTCTTGCGAATGTATCACAGAACACGCTTATTTATACACAGAGCGCCTGGCCCGTCGGGTATATTGTCGAAATGCGACAGTACCACGCCTTAAACAATCAGATGATAAACGGCTGGTTTAATGCGGCTACGCAGAGAGCCGCCTGGCTCGGGGCTTCAGGGGCTAATAATAACGATTACGTACACACTTACAACGGGTCGAGCTCGACGACAACGACCGACGGCGTTAACCGTGCAGGTACGACCTTTTATAAATATGCGGTCGCCCGCGATACTTCAGAGTGCCGCTTTTATGTCGACGACGCCTTAAGGCTGACAGTTACGACCACTAACCCTATCGGTAACGTAAACCTCGGGGCTTACTCTGAAGTGAATAGCGGGAACGTCGTAATAGATTGGGTTAGGCTCAGGAAGATAACAGCCCTTACAGGGTCCCTGGCTTCCTACGGCCGGAGAGGCGGCGGAATAGTCTATTACGAAACTACCTGGAGCGAAGAAATAGAGATTATACCGCCTACAAAAATTAAGCACTGGCCGAATAATCCCGGCGTCCAGGTCTACTATGATTATATACAGCCGCCTGCCTCTGTCTTAGGCTTAAGAGTAGGCGACCCCGAATTAATAGACCGAAGAGAACTTAGAGATTATAACGTCGGCGCTATAGAAGTAGTACAGTCTATTAATAACGCATATAGCCAGCTTAGTACAGAGTTTCAGGACCTCATAGTGCCGCCTGAGGGTTCGACTATAAAACATAATGCTTATGACAACGAAGGCGACCCACACCTATTATTTGCAGGGAAGATATTGCCGAGCACTACAGCAATGGGGAAGGACGCGCAAACCGTAAGCGTTACCGCCGTCGATAATTGCGTTAATCTTGTTACTCAGGCCGTGCCCTGGAATTATCAGGTAGTCGATACAGAAGCGGTATCTATCCCGACATGGATAGAGCGCCTTATAGACTTTGAAGAGACCGGAGTATTTTTAAATACGGCTATTGATTCGGAAAAGGACCCTTACCAGTTTGTCTTTGATGCAAAAACGACACGCTTAGACGCTATTAAAAAAATAGCCGAGTACGCCGAATGTATATTTACAAGCAAGATAAAAGAGGTTACGGAAGGCGCTTATACAGTAGTAAGGCCAGAATTTTATTTTGTACCGCCTGAGCTCATAGACCAGGGAGTTAACGGCTTTGACCTTCCGGCCCCTGTTATCTTGACCACTCCGGCGTCCTCAGTCCTTACAGGGTCCACCCTGGTAGACGAGCCGACGATAGAGAAGGAGAGCGAAGAAAAATATAACAAGGTTACAATTTACGGAGTTCTGAGCGAGACCGGCGAGACCGTCGTGGCTTCAGCCTTCAGCTATGAAGTTTACACGGGTGACCAGAAGGCCCGCGAGTACATCCTGGAAGACAACCAGATAAGCGAGAAGGGAAGCACAGCAGAAAAAGAAGCGATTAAATGGCTTCTTTATTACTTAGCTCCGAGGGCTAAAGTTAAAATGCAGTTTGCTAACAGGTTCGACCTTGAATTATACCAGCGTATAAAATTTGATTCGAGCTTTCCCCTGAGGTTTACAGAGTTAACAAACTCAGACCAGGTTATACAGGTTGCAGCCTGCGACCCGAGGGACGCCGACAACTCCACGCACCTTATAGACGTTTCAGGGGTCCCGAGACCGTCCTGGCTCAGGATATCGGAATTAGTTTACCGGAGCGAACACCCACTGGAGACCGTCGAAGTAACGGCCGTTACTGATTTTATATATAGTGTAATAGATCCTATCATACCGGCCCCTTACTCTGATTACCTGAGCCCCGGATACTATAAGCCGATTATAAACGACATGTTCAGCAGTACCCAGGCGATAGTAGAGGACAACATAGAAAAACAGCTTACGCCGGAGTCTTGCACAGTTCTATCTATCGACCTGGAGAACAAAACGGCCGTGGTACAGACAGCGAGCGGGAAAATAGTAACGGTATCTTTAGCTTAAGAGTAAGACGAGGAAGGGATAGACATGGCGATAACCGAAGGGTCCTGGGGGATAGTCATGCCCTCGGAAGGAGGGAAATACAAGTATATACTTTACCCCTTCGATCCGCCGGCAGCCGGGGACCGGGCCCTTATCTATCCCGCTCACTCAGGAAAATATTATTTATTGAAGCTTGCGGTTAATGCAGTACCCGGACAAAAAATAATAATGATTTCAGATAGAAAAGATAATCATTGGGGAGTATTAGGAGAGTAAAAAAAAAGAAGGGATGCAGCCTTAAAGGGCTGTATCCTTGATCTGAATTTCGTAACGGGTTACCGGGTCAGTAGGGCCCCATACTGAAAAAAGCCAGGTCTCATTTTCCGCCAGGTCCGCTACATTCGTAAAAGAAGTATATATTAGCTTATCCTCAGCGTTATAAAATTTAACGTCGACTTCAACATAAGACATATTTTTATAAGCCTTCGCTTCTCCTTCTACCTGATAAACGCCGTTTTCGTTTACGAGCTTGTGGCTTATGAGTTCTATAGCTGGACCTTCGGAGCTTTCCTGGGCGTTACCTTCCTGATAATCTGTTTCAGAGCTTACACAGCCTAAGGCACAGCAGACAACCGCGAAAACCAGAAGGATGTGAAACAAGTTTACTATAAATTTTCTCATGTATCGACCTCTTTAAAACTTTCATACTTTTTTAGTAATCGTAATACTAACTTAATCCTATTTGAATTTTTGTACTGGTATAATTATATACTCATTTTTGAGGAAGTTAAAACAGCATGGAAGCCGGGAGATATCGTTTTACGTTTTCGTTAACCATCCTTTTAAATATAATGAAACCTCAAAAATGAGTCTATATATCTCTCTCTCCCTGGTTATACTTATACGTATACATATAATGATTAAGAGAGTTATAATAATAGAGCAATTCCCCGTATTCCTGATATATAAAACAGTGGTTAACGTTTAATCCCGATCATTTCCCGATAACGATTTTAAAAAGGCAACTTTGTAAAGGAGCAGGACAGGAGGTATTTTATACGCTCCCGTATAACAAAAATAAAAAACAAGGTTTAAGAAGTTAGGATATTAAGCTTTCCTGAATACCTAAAAAACAAACATAATAAATATAAAATAGTGTAAAAATCCTCAGTACAGCTTTACCTAAGGGCTCAGGCCGGGCTAATTAGAACTTCCAGGTATACTCCCCTTTAGAGCCCTTAGTTTTCTTCTTAGAGAGCTTCTTATTAAGTCGGGCTTCCTGCGCCTGCTTTTTCACCTTCTCGAAGTCAATATTAACCGTGGCTTCTTGTTTTTCTATGAAATAACCAGGGCAATTCTCAGAGGTCCCGGAATTCGGGCGACATCTTAAAAAATACGTACAATTCGAATAGTTCCCACACTTTGAACATTCTTTAAGATCGGGCACTTATATCACTCCTGAAAAAGACGTTTTAAAAAAAAAGAAAAGGAAGAACGTTTTTAATAAGTCGGCAGGCTTCTCTCAGTCTTTTTGAGGGTACATGGCTTTAAGCCGGTTATCGGCCGCTATGACCAAATCAACCGCCGCGCTTATAGTCTCGGCATACGCCTTTATTTCCCAATTGTAGCCCTTAGTATTTTTCGTGAGGGTTATAGAAGGCTGATTAATTACCCGGACTTCCTGGGGCTCAGCCGCAGGCTTAGGGCTCAGGCCAGAGCCGCCCTTAGGGGCCCCGGACTGTATAACCTTATCAATTGCGGCGGCTTTCTCGGCTTCAGCGTTCCCGCCTGAAAAAGAGGAAAGAGAGGCCATTATGCCACCTCTTTCTGCTTATCGACGTCGATAATAAGCATAGTATAAAACCGGTCAAACTGTCTGGCGGCTTTATTAGCAAGCGTAGGGCTTGAGGCCCAGGACAAAGCTTGCCAGGGGGCGCTCGGGTCATTCTTCTTGAAGCCTATAACGACATTGGTATAGGCCCTATCGGTGGTTCTCTTGAAGGTTATTCCTTCATAGGTTGCGGTTAAGGTCTTTTTAGCCATTTAGATCACTCCTATAGGGGACGGCGTAACAACCGGGTAAGGCTGAAGAGGCCCCGAAGGGCCGGCCGGGACCGGCTCAGGTTCGGGCTCACTTGTATAGGCCGTTATCATGTACCGGCCGTTAATCACTTTGTAGTGGGGCACAAGGTTGCGGTTAGGGAAGTCCTCGGCCCTGAGGGTGAATTTAAACCCGCTCGGGTAAGTCATTTCAAGTATTCCGGCGTTGGCATCAAAAAACATGTTTTTCGCGTTCAGGGTAGCGTGGTGGGCGAAAAAGTCGTATATTGTTTGTTTCCTGCTTTCAGATTCGGGCTTTTCGAGTTCAATAAACATATTCATCTTTTTACTCTCCTTGTTATTTTGGGTCTTTGTAAGTCAGGACGTTTTTTCTCTGTCCTGTTACATATACCAAAAGGCGTTAAAGGTATATATAATTAACTAAGTCTTAAGGTTAAGACTAACGCATACATTAAACCGGTATAAAGTTACATACTCTCTGGGCTAAGATTAAAAAATTACAGGGTCCAGGACTCTAATAAAAACGAAGTTACAGGCTTATTTAAATATGTTAAAAATCCTTTATGTTATAAGGTGATGTATTGACAGCCGATAATAACAACTTTGAGTACATGAGGAAAAAGATAGAGTCCCTGGGGCCCTTAGAACTCATTAAGCAGGTATTAGAGCATTATGAGTGCCCGGAGTCCTGCGGGGCGGCATGCTGTAAAAACCTAACTATTCCTATAACTGAGCCCGAAGCCAGGAAGATAGGAAAGAACAGCCGGGTAAATCGGAAAATCCTTAATACCCTTGTTTACCCTTCCGGTAAATACGAGATGTTTAAGGACCGAGAATTTAGGGAGAAGTATAACGGCGGCTTTAAGGTCCTTCCTGAGAAGCCCTGCCCTTTCCTGAATGAAAACAACTTATGTAATATTCATAAACGTAAGCCTACGGCTTGCGTAACTTATCCTATAAACGTCCTGAGGAAAGAAGCGGGGGACGGATACCAGTTTAAAATAAATTTGTGTGAGTTAGGGTTTAACATGTACCTTGATTATGTCCCTTTCATCTATCAGGTAACCGTAGATAACCCTAAGACAACTTTAAGCCCTGAAGCCCTCGAAGAGGTCGCCGCGAACATAAGAGACAATGAAAATTTTTTAATAGATAACATTGAGAACAATAAATCTAACTTTGAAAATATTGGGTTTATGATCGTGCAGGACATTGAACTATTAAAAAGTTTTCTAATGTGGCTTAATCTACTCGGAGACCAGGCGGCGGTAGAGCGTGAAAAGTTCAGGGAGATACTAAAAGAACAAGCAAAAAACAGGAGCGTAGACAATGACGAAGCAGGAAGCATTTAACAATCTTGCAGCAGCCTTTAAGGCGTACCTTGAGTATGAGCCCGATATAGAATTTATATTCGACCAACTGGAGCAGGAAGCATTTAGAGGGGAGTAAATTATAAACAAAGTGGAAATGTTTAAATAGTAAAAAAATATATTAGTAAGTATCAAATATTAAGCAAGTTGAAAATTTAAAAGGTGAACAGATGAAGATTAAAATAGTACCCCATCGGGAAGATATCGCAGCGTTAGACGCTAACGAAAGGATAGTACACCTGGCTTTTAGGCCCGACGTTAAAGACGTTCTACATATCATGGAACTGTGCCCGCTCCTTCAGGCTATCGAAGTGCCGAAGAGCTATTTTAACACCCTCTCAAGAGCCGTGCCGGTTCTCCTGAGAATGAAAAACGTGGACCTTCTCGCCGGAGAAGTGCAGGGACACCGCCGAGACCTTAACGAGTATTTCCCGGTTCCCGCTCAGGTCCTCGACATGGTAAAGGACCTTAAGGCCACGGGGACAGGCGCGGAGCAGATCGAGGCCGAGATAAGAAGGACGCACCTTATTAACCCGGACCTCGCCAGTTTTATTGTCAGGACTTACAAGCCGGCTTAAACCCCGGCAGTCTCTTCTTGTTATTCTTACCCACTTCTATTTTTTTTACATTCTAATATATTTTTATAACGTAACTATTTTTCTACTGCTTTAATTTTTATAGTCTTTCTTGGCATATTATTTGTTATGAGCTTACTTACATTATCCCCAGGAACTCTTAAGCAAAGCTCCTTTGATAAGATCGGCTCTGGCTTAGAGTACGATACAGTCTATTTAAAGGGCGGGAACTTCACAGCAGACACGCCAATAACTTTCAACGACGGGACAACAGTAACGGCGGACCCGAATAATAAGCCATTAATAACTTTAAAAAGTAATGTAGACCCGAACATTTTTAAAAAAATGGTCCCTATATTCGGACAGAAAAAAAGCACGGCTAAAGATATTTTAGTTGAGAATCTTGTATTTTTTGGAAATGATGAAAATCAATTATCAACGCCGACATGGAACGGGCACACGGGCGTTTCTAATGAGTCAAGGCGGGGCCAGGGCTTTCATAATTTCTTATGGTTCAAAAACGCCGCTAACATAACCGTTAGAGGAATAAGGGTTTATAAAACGTTAGGCGACGGGTTAAGGATAACTAACGGCCGAGGTATAACGTTTTATAATAACGAGGTCTACGAATGTGGCCACGATGGTCTATACGTAGACGGCGGGTATAACATAGAGGCTTTTAATAATAAGTTCAACCTGAGGACAAACAGCGCCATAAGGTTTAGACATACACACACAGCCCACGCATACGGTAATTATATTAACGGTATGCTTAACGGCATTTCTACAGGCCCGGCTTTCCAGGTCGAAGTTTCAGCGACGACCGCTAACCTTTCAGACGTTGTAATAGAAAATAATTACGTTGAAAACTGCTATGGTCCGGGGGTCTGGGCGGTCTCAAGGCTGAACACTTCAGTGGACGCGGCTAAGGATGTTACTATCAAAAACAACACTTTCTTAAAATGCGGTAAGACTCCGAACTTAGTTAACTGCGGGGGAATTGCAGCCCTGGGAGTTAATAACCTGAAGATCGAAAACAACCTTTTTAAAGATTGTTCAGGGGCCGGCGTAATATTTGCCGATTACTTGACATCTCCTGCCGGAAAAGGTTATTATTCTGAAGTCACTAATAACACATTTGAAAATACAACACAGAGTAAAACTTTATTTACGGGATCGGGGGCGGCTATTTGTAATCTGTTACCTACCACTCACACTGTCAAGGCTCAGGGTAATGTCTTTAAAAATAATTACCGGGACCTGTATAACGTTGTAGAGCTCCCAGGGGACCCTGAAGAACCAGAGCCCGAGGACCCAGGACAGGCTTATATTTTGCTAACCTGCGACGAGGCGAGGGCAAACGAAATTATAGAAGCAGCACAAAAAGACGTTTTTAAAGAAGTCTAAGAGGTAAAACATGGCGACAATAGAAGACGACGGCCGGACATATTCGGCCCGGTGGTACTCTGATATAACAGATAAAAGAGGATATCAGAAAGTCGTAACGTTAGAAGGACAGGAAAAAAAGCAAATAAAAATAACAAAGTTCTCTATGTTGCAGTTTCAGGGGACCGCCGGGACCACAGGGACCGCAGTAATTACGGTTAAGCCCGACGGGGGAGAAGAAGAGACCCTGGCGACCGTTATAGAAACTAAAACGTCCCCTCAGTCTAAAGAAATAGATGTTAATTATCTGGCT